CCTTGGATGTTAGCATTTGCATTAAGAGCAGATGGATGGTATTTAAGGCAGGATATTATATGGCATAAACCTAATCCAATGCCTGAAAGTGTAAGAGATAGATGTACTAAATCTCACGAGTATTTGTTCCTTTTAAGTAAGAATCAAAACTATTATTTTGATGTTGATGTAATTAAAGAACCAACAAGACGTAAACGAAGTGTATGGAATATAACAAATAAACCCTATAAAGGTAGTCATTTTGCTGTATTTCCACCTGATTTAATTAAACCATGTATATTAGCAGGTTCGCAAGAAAATGATATAATTCTTGATCCTTTTATGGGATCAGGTACAACTGCAATGGTAGCAAAAGAGTTAAAAAGATATTACATAGGTTGTGAATTGCATGAAGAATATGGTAAATTAATACAAGAAAGAGTACCTTTAAGTATATTTGATATTTAATAGTAACTGGTACCTCTAAACTGTCCTTATAATATGATAACTACTCTTATGAAACCCGAAGAAAAATATCAACAACTCTTCGAGCAAATGTATCAGATTTGTGAAGAGAATAACTGGGGTGATCCCTTTAGTTATGCACGTTCTCGTGAAATACATTTAGCAGGATTATTAGGACATAGAGTTGCAGATGATTATTCTGGTGCAGATGCATATGATAATAATAACAATCCAGTTGAATATAAGTCCACTATTGGTAAGAAACTAACTGCAACATATAATGGTATTAGTGTACAGAATACCTGGGAAGAGCAAGTAACATATTTGAAGGAAGATAAGATAGGAAAGTATAAACATCATTATTATGCTAGGTATAAATCAGGTAAGGTAATTGAGGTTTACAGATTACACTCAGATGTGGTATTATCAATATTATTACCAAAGTTAAAGAAACAATTTGAAGATAAAAGAGTTAAGAAAGATCCACGATTAGGATACACTATTTCTAACAAAGACATTCTACAATATGGAGAGAAAGTATATGCTGGATAGTAAACAGTTAATGTATAGTAAGGGGAATAATGATGAATGTTATACTCCAGATTATGCTGTAAAACCAATCCTTAAGTATATCCCAAAGGATGCAATCGTATGGTGTCCATTTGATAAACAAGAGAGTGAATTTGTTATACAAATATCACATCAGAATGAGGTAATATTCTCACATATTGATACAAATCAGGATTTTTTTACCTATGAACCTGATAACTGGGATGTGATAATCTCAAATCCTCCATTTACAAATAAGAGGAAATTCTTTGAAAGGGCATTATCATTTAATAAACCATTTGCGTTAATAATGACTAACACCTGGTTGAATGATTCTGCACCGAAACAGTTATTTAAGGATAAGGATTTGCAGTTGTTAATGTTTGATAAGAGAATGAAGTTTATCAGTCCTGATGGTAGAGATAATAGCAAGATTACCTTCAGTAGTAGTTACTATTGTTGGAATTTGTTACCTAAACAAATAATTATGGAAGAATTAAAGATTAATGAATCACAAGCAAAATTACCACTATGACTGATAAGAAAGAACTCAAATCTATTGCACGTTTCTATAAAGATTGTGAGCAAGGATTTGCCACTAATGATGGTTACTATGCTGTTCCAATTATGGGCAGTAAGACTAAACTAATGGTGATACATGATGGTGAAATGTTAAAAGAATGTAGGAACGAATCCTCTGCACGTAATTATATCACAAGACACAAAAAACAGTGTAAGTAATAGTAACTGGTACCTCTAAACTGTCCTTATAGTGAGGGTTCGAGTCAAACCTGACCTTCCCTCACAATTTCACTTTATTAATTAACATTTATGGCAACTCGTAGACGTTCATCAGCAACTAAATCTACAAATCCAACTGTTAATAAGTCGAGCGAATCTGTTACGAAAGTAACAACAACTCCCAGAAAACGTGCCACTAAAGCAACACGTTCTGCGAAATCTGTTGAAACTCCAGTGATAGAAACTCCAAAGACTGAAGAGGCAAAAGTAATAACAAAGACTTGGATTGAAAAGGTAAAAGAATTAGATGGATTTGATTTCGCAATTCTTCCTTTCCTTTATCTCGAAGGTTTTGTTAAACTAATCCTCAAGAAACAGTTAGTATAACTTTCCTGGGGATATTACATCCCCATTTTTATTACATTATGATCCTATTATGAAGAATTTGCATCTAGAACATCCTGAAGATATGGTTCTTAGTGGTGAACTTAGTGTCCTTGATTGGATGCCCACTAATGGTAACATATCGACCAAAATTGATGGTGCTCCAGCAATAGTTTGGGGTCGTAATCCTGCGACTGATAGATTCTTTGTAGGCACTAAATCTGTCTTCAACAAAGTTAAGATTAAGATCAATGAATCGCACGAGGATATTGATAAGAATCATCAAGGAAATGTAGCAACTATATTACATTCTTGTTTTGACAATTTAGTAAGAACTCATAGGATATTTCAAGGTGATTTTATAGGTTTTGGTGGTAATGATGGTTACTGTCCTAATACAATATCATATGAATTTGAGGAGATTGTTGATAATAATATAATAATTTCACCCCATACAGAATACTTTGCAGAAGAAGATTTGAGAGATGCTGTTGCATTTCCTTTAGAAGATATCCTGGAAAGTGATGATAATGTACTGTATGTTCAACCTAAAGTAATAATTGATGATGATAGGGAAGATATAAAAGAGATGTGTGAATTTGCTAGGCAAATGTCAACATTATGTGAGTTTCCTAGTAGTAAACAAGTCACAAGGATTAAGAAGCAATTGAATACATGTATTAGAGAAGGATTAGAGATTGATGATTTAACACAAGAAGCACTTGCAAGTGATAACAATTGTGATGTAAATGTCCTACGTTTATGGAAATTAGTGCAGACAATTAAGGATACTATGTTTGAACATATTGTGAGATATGATGAAATAGAATGTTACATTGGGGATGAAGAATGTGATCATGAAGGTTATGTTTTGCACAATGAATATGGTTCTTATAAGATAGTAGATAGATATACATTTTCTTGTGCTAATTTTAACTTATCAAAAATGAGGTAAATTGGTACCTCTAAACTGTCCTTATAGTGAGAGAAACCAACTACATACATCCAAGTTTGGTTAGGAGTAGTTGATTTCTCTCCCACTATTTCACATTTATTAAGGAGGATTTAATGACAGTTGCAGTTCCAACAATTGTAGTATTTCCAGAAGAAAAACTTACTTTAAATCAAAAGATTGAAAAGTGGGTATGGCAATTATGCAGAAGTTTGGAAGAAAACTATCAATCAAAGTATCCAAATGGTGTAATTCCAGATGTGGTACGTGTTAAGTTTAGAATGGAATTTGGTCGCAAATATATTAAAGTAATTCAACAAGAGTATGATACTTTCAGAGATAGAAATGAATATAGAGATGGAAGTGTTCATGCCTTCATTGATAGAAATACAGGTGAAGTTTATAAACCTGCATCTTGGAAATCACCTGCGAAGATTGTTAGATATGATCTACGATTGATTGAAGATAGACTTAAATTACATACTCCCAGTTTTACAGATTGGGCAGGTGGTTATCTCTACTTAAGGTGATCAAATGGCAAGGAAATTATTCATTCCAAGTAAACAAAATGTCAATAGATATACACGAGCAGGTAACAACGGAAAGGCAATAAAATGTCCTAATTGTTGTGCATCTGCAACTGTATTTCATTTTAGTTGGAGTGCATTAACTTGTCAATATTGTGGCAAGTCCATTAACAAACAAGACTGGTATCTATCGGAGGTAAACTAATGATTTGGGACGTAAAATTGTATGTTGGAGGTAAAGTTTTTACTGAATCTGTTCATGCAGTTAACAGAAATGATGCATTAGATACAGCAAAAGCAAGAAATCCAAAGGCAAAAGTTATCGGTGTTAATCCTACATTAAGAGATAAACTTTAATGTAAGTAATAGAAACTGGTACCTCTAAACTGTCCTTATAGTGAGGGGGTCAAACCCTACAAACTTATTTTTCAGATTATGTCAGAGACTAAATTCACAGTAAACAACAAAGAGATTTCACATAAAGATCTCAACACTGTTAGAGATTTCTTCACTGATGATCAATGGGACTTGATAGATTATGCACTAAGTGAGTATCAAGACCATGATGATTACACCGAAAAATGTAAAGAAACCCTTGACGTTATCGGTGATTTATTCAGAACATCATACTAGGAGTTAATAACAATGAGTTGTCTACAAAATGAAATGATTCTTGAAACAATCTATGAAGAATTGATGGATGAACTAACACTAACTGAAACACTTCCAATGTATTCAGAAAAGGAAATTGAGTCCATTTGTTATCAACGTTTTCAAGATCTTTCACAATGAAACTATTCACAACAGGCAGAATTATCGGGTCATTCTTGATAGTTACTGCCTATTTTATTGTGTTACATGTATCGGCAACATTAGGGGCAGCAATGCATCTAATAGCAAATGTAATTAGCATACCATTCTTTATAAGAACAAAGGCACATGATGTCACTATAATGTTAACATTCTTAATCATTATTTCACTTACTAAATTATCAGGAGGATTAATCTAATGTCAAATTTACAAGAATTCATTGACTATGTGTGGTCTTTTTATAATACTAAGGATGGGTTATATCCCATTGAAGGTATTACTAAAGAGATAATATTAGATGCCAGTTGGTTATATTTACAGATGTGTTGTTATCCATCAATGCCTGAATATTCATGGGGTGATGGTGATACACTAGATAGAGAACATGTAAGAGATATTATACTTAATGGTCCAACATTTATTGTAGATAGAAAGATTAATTG